TTTATGGTGTATTGTGACAGAAGCGACAACATACTTGAATGGGGTTCTGAAGAAATTATCATACCCTACCGTTCCCCACTAGATGGTAAAATTCATCGTTATTTTCCAGATTTCTATGTCAAAGTCAAACAGGCGAATGGTTCTATCAAAAAGATGATTATTGAGGTCAAACCAAAGGCACAGTGTGGCCCACCAAAACAACCCTCTCGCAAAACCAAAAGATTTATACATGAGGTTCGTACATGGGGGGTGAATAAAGCAAAGTGGGAGGCTGCAATTGAGTTTTGTAATGACAGAATGATGGAATTTAAAATACTGACTGAGGATCATTTGGGTTAGTCGTATAAATAGAAGTATGACATACTTTGATGAATTACTAGAAAAGACAGGCGGCAAAGAACGCTCAGTTCGATGGTTTAGAGATAAAATCAGAGAGATGGGCGAACCACCAACACGACAACTTGTTACTGAGGGGTTGTTATCACAACGGCCTCAATACGGCCGTATGAATTTCTTTTTCTATGATGCAAAAGGAAAGAATGAACTACCATATTGGGATAGGTTTCCACTAGTATTACCGATTGGAGTGACACCACAACAAGAAGGATTTATTGGTCTAAACTTTCATTATCTATCAATACCAATGAGACTAAAACTATTGAATGTTGTTGCTCAATATTCCACAGACAATGAAATGAATGAGGATACAAGAATTAGATTGACATGGAATCGTATTAAGAGAAATCCATTAGTCAAGCCAACAGTTAAAAGATACCTTGCAAGTCATGTGCAGTCACGTTTTCGTGCTATCACATCAGAGGAGATGATGGCAGCAGTTCTACTGCCAGTACAGAGATTTGTGCCTAGAGGTGTTGAAAATAAGGTGTATGCAGATTCTAGAAGAGCTGCAAACCAAAGGAGACCATAATGTCATTTTTAAACGAATTTATTGCAAACTTCGATCAATATGGTGGTGCAGCATATCTAAACAGATTTGAGTGTCTTATCATATCACCGTTTGAAGCAAACCCAAGTATTACCACTGATAGGTTTGTTTCTTTCAAAGTTGTTTCAGTAACATTCCCTGGCAAGAACATCAGAACAGTAACAAATGAAAACATCTATGGCCCGACACATGAAATGGCACAAGGATTGACTTATGCAGAGTCCGTTTCGTTTACATTTTATCTATCTGGACAGCACGTTGAAAGACAATACTTTTTAAACTGGATGGACTTCATTTACAAACCAGATACATATAATCTAGAATACTATGATAACTATAAAAGAAATATACAATTGTATCAATTAGACAGAGGTGATAAAAGGGTTTCTGGTTTGAAACTTTTAGATTGTTATCCAAAAACATTGGGTGCAATTGAATACGCCCAAGACAGTGGAGATATAGGTACTATTGATGTTGAGTTTGCGTTTAAAGAACATCACATGACAGATGGCAATGGACAAGAACTAACTTCACAAACTATACCAAGAGTAAGTACTAGAACTGGAAATGAAGGCAGACGTTCTTTTGCAGCTTCAGAAAGTGGTACATCTACTTGATTTTTAATAATGCACAATAGGAGATAAATTATGGCATTACCAAAACTCGCTTCGGCGAAATATGAATTGACGCTTCCTTCAACTGGTGAAAAAGTTGAATACCGTCCGTTCCTCGTAAAAGAGGAAAAGATTTTGATGTTAGCCCAACAAAGTGGCGCACAAGCAGACATTCTTAGAGCAGTAGAAGATATTGTTCATGCTTGTACATTTGAAAAAGTAGATTCCAAGAAAGTTCCTTTCTTTGATTTGGAATATATTTTTCTGCAATTGAGAGCCAAATCAATTGGGGAGATATCAACAGTTTCAGTTTTGTGTCCAGACGATGGCAAAACTAGAGTTCCAGTTGATATTAATCTGGAAGAAATTCAATGTCACAAAGAATTGGGGCATGATAACAATATTAAAATTACCGATTCTATTGGTATAGTGATGGACTATCCTAGAGTTGAAAATATATCAGTTATTGATGAAAATCTTGGAGAAGCAGAAACAGCATTTTCCATGATTAAATCTTGTATCAGACAAGTCTACGATAGTGAGAATGTACATGATAGAAATGATATGGATGACAAAGAATTGGATGAATTTATCGGTTCAATGACACACGATCAATTCGTTAAAATTCAAGACTTTTTTAATACAATGCCTAAAGTGAAACACTCTGTTAAAGTTAAAAACCCAAATACTAATGTAGAAAGTGAAGTTGTGCTTGAAGGATTGAATACTTTTTTTTAGTAGCCCTCTCCCACAATAACTTAGAAAACTATTTTAGATTAAATTTTGGGTTGATGCAACACCACAAGTATTCTTTAACAGAGATAGAAAATATGATACCGTGGGAGAGGGATGTATATGTTTCCCTATTACTTCAACATCTTGAAGATGAGAACATGATGAGAACATGAAGAATCGCCACGCACAAATGAATAGGAAACAATAAATATCACTGAGGAGAGTAATTGTGGCTGAAGAGAAAGAGAAAAAAACTGTTACCGTTGATGCAGAGGTAGCAAAAAAAGATACTAATGGTGATGGACATATCTCACAAGAAGAGATGGAGATGGATTTGGAATTTAAAAGAAAAGAACTAGAAGATGCTGACGCAAGAAGAGATGCTATGCGTCAAATGGCATGGTTCTCTTTATTTGGTATGTTACTATATCCTTTTGCAGTTGTTATTGCAAATTGGATTGGACTTGATCAAGCGTCTAAGATACTTGGTGACATGGCCGCAACATATTTTGTTTCAGTTGCTGCAATTGTTATGGGTTTCTTTGGTGCAAATGCATACGCAGATAAAAAGAAATAAGGTAAATTAAATGGCACAGACATTTGAAGCAGTTGTAGAAGAATTACAAAGTGTTAATGAAAAAACAGATAAACTTGTAAAATTAACTAAAGAAAATGAAAGATCCTCTATAACTGAGGGAACTGGAAGTATTCTTAAAGATGATTTGAAAGAAGGTTTTAATGACATTGTTGGAACTGTAACTGGCCCTCTAAAAGCATTTGCTGACTCTGTGCCTGGCTTGGGTACTCTTGGAAAAATAACTAAGAATATTAGTTCTAATGCTATCAAAACATTTAAAGAAAATAGAAAAGAAACAAAGTTAGATAAAAAAGAACATAAAGAGACTGTTCTAGAACAACAGGAAACTCAAGAAACTGTTGAGGAAAATGTTGCACTTCAAACTCCTATGGCAGCTGCCCTTGCAGAAATTAACGATAACACTCGTAGAATGGCAGACTCTTTGGCAATGCAAGGCGATCCAGATGAATTGACTGCTGGTGAAGTTGAAAAGAACAGAGAAGATGCTAGAGCTCAACAGAAACAAACTGATGTACTGAAACAAGTTGTAGAAAATACAGAAGGTCTTGAAAATCTGCCTGATGGTAAAGAAGAAAAAAAGGGTGGTATTTTTGGTGGCATTATCGGAATGTTTAGTCGTTTTGCCGCATCAATCGCTGCAATTCCAGCAATGATTTCTGGAGTAGTTGCTGCTATCTCTGCCTTTGGTGCTGCACTCGCACCTCTTGCTCTTCCCATTATCGCAGTTGTTGCTGGTATCGTTGCTGCTATTGGATTCATTAAAGGATTTATGGAAGGGTTTGATGAAGGAGGCATCTTTGGTGGTCTCAAAGAAGGATTGATGAAACTCTTCGATTGGTTCATCGCACTACCTCTTAACATACTTAAAGATATCACTGTGTGGGCGTTGAATGCTCTTGGTATGGAAAATCTTGCAAATGCTTTAGACGCATTCCCACTAGTAGAATCTCTAAGAAAAATGTTCTCCTTTGTTGTTGACTTGTTTGTTGTTCCTCTTGGATTTATAATGGATACAATTGGTGGTGTAATTTCATCTATCTTTGGTGGGTTTATGAAACAGTTTGAAAATCTAAAGAATTTCTTCTTGAGCGCTTTTGGAGCAATTGATGATATCTTTGGTGGCATTATGATGATCTTTAGTGGTGATATTATAGGTGGACTTGGTGCAATCTGGGATGGTATTAAAAATCTTATAATGGCTCCTATCAATTTAGTAAAAGATACTATAATGAATATCTTTGGCACTCTATTCAACATTCTCATGGCGCCATTTAATGCATTTAAAGATGCAATAGGATATA